TACGCATACCCTAACTGTTCGAGAGGCTTCTCCGGGATCAGGAACCGAAAACCTTCAGGATGGTATGTACCGTGTGATTAAATTTACAGGAGCTTTGGACTCCAATTGTACGGTTACAATCGCCCCAAATACGGCACCTGCTTACTTCATTATTAATAATGCTACCACAGATTCTGGGTCCAGTGGTCCATATTCTCTTATTTTCACGCAAGGTAGCGGAGCAAATATAACAGTAGAAAATGGGAAATCTGCGGTTATCTATTGCGATGGCGCGGGGTCTGGTGCTGCGATAGTGGACGCAATATCCAACTTAGCCTTGGCTACTATAACAGCTTCTGGTGACATTACCGTAAGTGGAACATTCAACGCCTTGGGTGATACGGCTGCTTCAGACAAAGCCGCTGTAGGATACACAAGTGCAGAAGGTCTTATTCTTACAGGCCAAGGTTCCACTAACGATGTCACTATCAAAAACGATGCAGACCAAGACGTTATAGAAATTCCTACAGGGACGCAGAATGTAACTACGGC